AGGCGTTTTGCAGAGTTTCACCGAGAGATGATAACGGCTCTACAAGATTTATCAAATAATAAAACCAGAAAGATTAGAAAGAAGAAAGTCAAGACTCCACAAAAACTTGTAGAAAAACTCAAATATCAAAAAAATAATACAGAATTGGGTATTACCTCTACAAATGCTTCAAATATGGTAAATTCTAAAATTATTATTTTATATAATGAAAAATATAAAAAGGTTTCCATATATCATCAATTAGATGCTAGAGGATTAACTATCAAGGGTCAGACTATACAAAATTGGGATTCGGATAAATCTCAAACAAAAAGCTTGAAGTCTCCCAAAAATATGCTACAATCTATGACTGGCACTGAAAAGGTTGTTTTAAATGCGTTTGAAAGAATTGGTAAGAAACCTACCAAAGTAACTGGTCGTATCAACGAAAACACTCTAATAATTAACTGTTTAAAATGATTCTAATAGATAACACACAAATCGTACTTGCAGCAATATTTTCTCAACAGAATGAAGAATTCTCTTTAGATGTTGCTCGTCATATTGTTCTTAATTGTTTTCGTAATTACAGAAGTAAATATCACGCCAAATTTGGAGAACTAGTTATCTGTCGAGATTCTGGTAATCTTTGGCGCAAAGAAGTTTTTCCACATTATAAATGCTCTAGAAAAAAGACAAGAAAGAATGATGGTAAAGATTGGGAAAGTATTTTCAATGTGCTTCATGTGGTTGAACAAGAAATACGAACAATCTTTCCCTACAAATCAATAGCAGTAGATCATTGTGAGGCAGACGATGTTATTGCAACTCTTACTAAAAATTTTCATGATAAAGAAAATATTATGATTATTTCTAGTGATAAAGATTTTAAACAATTATATCGGTATCCTAATGTGACTCAGTTTAGTCCTATACACGGTAAGATTGTGGTGTGTGAAGAACCTGAACGATATTTATTTGAACATATTATTTCTGGTGATTCTTCAGATAGTATTCCAAATATTCTTTCAGAGGATGATACCTTTGCAGTAGAAGGAAAGCGTCAAAAACCATTAACAGTAAAAAAACTTGCTTCGTGGCAACAGTTTGATGATGTTCCACAGCAATACCGAGATAATATTATTCGGAATCAAAAATTGGTAGATCTTACATACATACCTATAGAATATGAAACGAAAATATTGGAAGAATATGCAAAAGAACCAATAGGCAAGCGAAGCATGATTTTTGATTACTTGATTGAAAATAAAATGAAATTGTTGATTGACCATATACAGGATTTTTAAAATGAAATATATTACAGAAATAATGAATGAGATTAGATTAGCAGAGACTGAACAAGAAAAAATAAATATTCTCAAAACGAATCAATCACCAGAATTGGTGAGAATGATGGAATACGCATTCACTGATAAGTATTCTGCAGTTCAAATTGAAATTCCAAAATATAAAATTGATGATTCTCCTGTTGGATTTTCTTACACAAGTCTTAGTAGAGAATATAAAAATATTCCTTATTTTTTTGAATCGCATACAGGAATACAGAAACAAAAACGAGATCTTAAACTTAAAAATTTATTAGAATCTTTATATTGGATGGATTCTTCTGTTCTTGAAAATGCTCTGCTTAAGAAGATAGATAGTTTTCCTGTTACTCTAGATCTACTTCAAAAAGCATTTCCTCTTAATTTTAAATAAAGGAGATAGTGATGTCGGATAGTGATGATTTTTACGGAGAAGACCGTAGGGACGAGAAACGAACTCGTAAACAAAATACAAAGAAAAAGAAAAATAACGATAAAGTTTATCTACAGAATTATATTTACAATAATCAGAATGAAGATAAAGACATTATGGACTTTTTTGAAGATGAGAGTGGAGATTAATTATGGACAATGAGAATAAAGTACCTGAGCAGAGTGATGAAGTAATTTCCCAACCCAAAGCAGGATTTGCTACTAAGGCATCAAATTTTGCACAATCCATGATTTCTAAGGGATTAAAGGGGAATAAGGCAGATGCTGCTGTTATCGATTTAAGAAATATGAGTTGTAACGGAGATCCTGCACGAAAACTACCACCCTGTTCTGAAAGACAAGATAGTGTAAATTTTCCTGGATCTTTCTTTTGCGGTGCGTGTGGATGCGGAGACAAGGAAATGACATTGTTAAAATCAAGACAATTACCAAATGGTGAAAATTCTTATTATAAATTAGAATTCCCAAAAGTGCATTGTCCTCTGAGAATGCCTGGTTTTACAAATTATACACCATCGGAAAATGGTGTTTCTGAAAATCCAAGGAAGAAATTTGTTGAACTTACCTTCGGTTTAGAGTATACTACTGATAACTCTAAGTGATGATCGTTTTAAATTTATATTATAGGAGAATGTGATGACTAGTACTACAATGAAGATTTCTAAGAATACTCTTGATGTGTTGAAGAATTTTGCGTCGATTAATTCAAATTTGTTGGTAAAACCAGGAAATGTTATTTCCACAATTTCGCCAGTAAAAAATGTGTTGTCTGAAATGACTGTTGAAGAAACTTTCCAAAATGAATTTGGTATTTGGGATTTGAACAAGTTTCTTGGAACTGTTTCACTTTTTAATGATCCTGAGTTTGAGTTCAATGAAAAGTCTGTTACTATTTCAGGATCAAATGGTTCATCAGTTGTGTATCACTATTGTGAGCCAAAACTTCTGACAGTTCCCACCAAGAAGATCAAGATGCCTGCCACAGCAGTTGTGTTTACCTTGACACAAAAAGCATTCTCGGATGTTCTTCGAGCCGCTTCAGTTCTTCAACTTCCTGATATTGGTATTCGTTATAATGTTGACGATTGCAAGACAGGTAAGATTGAAATCTTTGCTACTGATAAGTCTGTTCCTGGATCTAATTTTTATTCTTTGCCTGTTGGAGATTGTGAAACTGATGCATCATTCAAGATGTTCTTTAAGGTTGAGAATCTGAAATTGTTCACAGGTGATTACGAGGTTCAAATGTGCAAGGAAATTGTTAGTAAGTTTACTAATAATAATCTTGATTTGACTTATTGGATTGCTCTTGAAGCAGATTCTGAATACAAGGACTAAAATGGAAACAAATCCTGACCAGTTTCTCTGGGTCGAAAAGTATCGACCACAGAAGGTGTCTGACTGTATTCTTCCAGATAGCATAGGAAATTTCTTTTCTGAGATTGCAAAATCTGAATGGAAAGATATGCCAAATCTTATGCTGTCTGGTGGAGCAGGATGTGGAAAGACTAGCGTTGCCAAGGCTCTTTGCAACGAATTAGAAACAGATCATATTCTTATTAATTGTTCTGAAAACGGTAATATTGATACATTGCGAACCAAGATTCGTGACTTTGCTAGTAGTGTATCACTGAGTGGTGGTGGTAAAGTAGTAATCTTGGATGAGTTTGATTATGCAAATCCTCAAAGTATGCAACCAGCACTTCGCGGATTTATGGAAGAATTTTCCAAGAATTGTAGATTTATTATTACTTGTAATTTTAAAAATAAAGTTATTGAACCACTACATTCTAGATGCACTTGCATTGATTTTCGGTTTTCAGGAAAAGAAAAGACTAAACTATCTACACATTTTTTTGAACGAGCAAAGACTATTCTTTCCAACGAAGGAATAAAATTTGATGAATCGGTTCTAGCAAAATTAGTTTTAAAGCATTCTCCCGATTTTCGTAGATTGATCAATGAACTTCAGAGATATTCTTCAACAGGTGCAATTGATTCTGGTCTGCTTGCAGAAACAGGAGATATTCCGACTGAACAGTTACTGAAACATATGAAGTCTAAGAATATGGATGAGATTCGAAAATGGGTGTTTTCTAATCTTGATAATGATCAATCAATGATTTTTAGAAAGATTTACGAAACTCTCTACGTTGAATTGGACAAGAATAGTATTCCCACAGCAATTATGATTATTGCAGATTATCAGTATAAATCTGCTTTTGTTGCCGATCAGGAAATCAATATGTTGGCGTGTATTGTACAAATAACAGTGGAGTGTAATTTCAAATGAATCCATTTGATGTTCTTAATAGTATAAATTACACAAAAAAGAATCTAATAGATGATGGGGTGTGTGAGGAAAAGCAGTATCTTCCCTTTATAGTTAATAAAGGATTATCCTATTTTCCTGATACCCTATTTCATGCAAACGAGATTAATTTTAGGAATTTTCTACCCAAAAAACTTCAATATGACTATTTGCTGCTTTCCGTCAGAAAGAGGAAAAGGTTCTCGAAATGGCTTAAAAATGTTGAGCCTGTAGGCATTAAATGTGTTGCTAGATATTATAACATTTCATCAAGAAGAGCCGAAGAATATATGAAGTTATTATCAAAAGCACAACTAAAAGTCATAACTGATATGTATAAAGATATAGATGGGGATTGATTGTTTTTTATACATATAGGTGATATTTTATCATTTAAATGTATTAGAAAGATTAATCATGGAAATCCCCTCATCTGATGTGTCAAATTTATTAGAAATTGTCCTAAAAACTGAGGACGATTTTTTAAAAATTAAAGAAACTCTAACGAGAATTGGGATTTCTTCTAATAGAGAAAATAAATTATACCAATCTTGTCATATTTTACACAAACGTGGAAAATACTATATTGTGCATTTCAAGGAACTATTCTCTCTAGATGGTCTTCCTTCAAATATTGATGAAACTGATATTGGTCGACGAAACACTATTTCTAAATTGTTGGAAGAGTGGGGACTTCTTACAGTTACCGATAAAGAAAAAATGAATGCAATATTGACCCCGTTAAATAAAATTAAAATTATACCATTTAAAGAAAAATTAAACTGGGAATTGTGCCCTAAATATCATATAGGAAAAAAATCATGATAGGTGGAACATACGATATTATAGCAGAACAAGGATCGACTCTTGAAATTCAATTTGAATATTTGAATGAAAGTGATGTTGCTGTTAATATAACATCATCATCTAATGTTTTAAAATTCAAAATTCAAAAAACTTCAACAAAAACTGATTTGTTTCTTCTTGAAATAAATTCAGACGGATCTGGTCAGGAAGGATCTGTACCTTATCCTGATACAAATTCTTATTATGGTTCATTAAGTAAAACTGGATCCAGTGTTGGATCTTTTAAATTAACTATCAACGCCGAATCTATGGCTCAGTTTTCTTTAGGAACTTATTTTTACTATATTAGATTGCAAAATGGTTCCGTAGTAACTCCTCTTTGTAAAGGAAGATTTTCTGTAGAATCTAGAGTTAAATGACAAAATTAAAAGTAACCACAAAACAACCAAATAAAATTATTCCAGATTATAACGCCAATAAGATTAAAATTAAAAAACAAGGCGATATGTCAATTATGGTGAAATAATTATGGGTCAAAAAAGACTAGTTCCTAATGGATTGCAATTATTTTCAATGGATAGTGGTTATACTCCGATTTTAAATGAAACTTTAGTTTCTACTGAACGTACTGGAGTAAAAATTGGAGAAACTATTATAAATTATGAAGATAAACGATTTTTTATTGGTATGGGATTGGCTAAAACTCCATTAGAATTAACAAATGTTATTAATTTAAATGTTTCAGGTCAAAAACCAAGTGCTTCTGTGGTTTATAACGCAGGAACAATCATCATAAATACAGTAGACAACTTGGCATGGATAGGTACAGGAAATCATGGAACAAACGGAAGTTTTATATCTCTTCAGAGCGGTGCAGAAATAAGTCTTGATGGCGGTTCATTTTAATGTCAATAATTAAACTAAAAAGATCACAAACAGCAGCAGTATCACCAACAGGATTAGCCTATGGTGAGGTTGCTGTTAATATTACAGATAAAAAAATCTTTATAGGAAATTCAACAGGAGCAACAGTATTACTTGTTGATGGAAATGCAACAGGTGGGGGTGGTACAACTTCAACCGAAACAATTCAAGACGCTGCTGCTTCTTTGTTTACAACAGGAACACATACTGGAATTTCTGTATCCTATCCTGATACCAATAACGCAATTAATTTAGTAAATACTGGTGTTCTTTCTATTGGCGGTTCGACTGGAGTAATTAGTGCTGCCACTGGACGCACAAGTCTTGGTCTGGTTATTGGCACAGATGTTCAACGATATGATCCTACATTAGCAGCAATAGCAGGATTATCTCCAGATGCTGATGATCTTATCTACTTTAATGGCACAGATGGTGCATCCATTACAACCCTTACATCATTTGGTAGATCTTTGATTGATGATGTGAGTGCCACAACAGCAAGAACCACACTTGGATTAACTATAGGAACAAATGTTCAAGCATGGGATGCGGATTTAGATGCAATTGCTGCTTTAAACGGATCAACAGGTGTCCTAAAGAAAACAGGATCAAATTCTTGGTCGATTGATACTGATACTTATTGGAAAAATACAAATGACGGCGCAGGTTCTGGATTGGATGCGGATTTGGTTCGTGGCGTGGCAGGTCAACGATTCCTAGAAAATCTTCAAACAGGAATATTATACGGCGGTATTATCTCAGTAAATGCAGGAAATCCTGCCACAGTTGATATTACTGCTGGTGCTGGAATTGTAGTTACGACTGGAGCATCGTTAACAGCAATGCCTGCTCCTGTAGTTACAAATGTTACATGGGCAGCACAAACAGCAGTAGCACTTCCCCAAATTGCAAATTACGATGAAACATGGATTTCTTTTACTAGTAGCGGAGTAGTAACTCTAAGAAATGTTGCATGGACAGATGCACAATATGCATCAGAAATTCCCATTGGTGCAGTGTATCATGTAAATCGTTCCTCTGTTAATTTAGTAAAAAATTATCCACATGTTGCATACGGTCAAGCAGATCAAATGGATCCGTTTCTTCGTGCATTTGGTCCATTAAAACTGTCTGGACACGAAATTTCTGCAAACGGTGCAAACCTATCAGTGAATCGTACAAGCGGAACTGCCTATGCTATTGGAAGAAATTATCAGACAGATCCAAATAATCCAAATGTTGTAACAGATTCTGGTGCTACACCCGCATCAGTTGTGTACAGATTCTATAGGAATGGTGGCACAGGATATACAACTGTAATTAACTCTGTGATTGATCCAGATTTTTATGATGATGGAACAGGAACACTACACGCAACTGGTTCTACAAAATGGCAAATTCAAAGAATTTTTTATCTGCCAAATCAAACAAATACTATTGGTGTATATTATGGTACTATTCAATACACAAACTTAAACGATGCACAATTTGGTTTACTCACAGAAACATTTGCAGAGAGTGAAAGTACTGCCACACAAGGCATATTTCTTGGATACCTGCTTGTTAAAGGCAGTTGCACCGATCTTAGTGACACGGCTAAAGCAAAGTTTGTACAGGCTGGACTGTTCCGAAATGTTTCTAGTGGCGGTGGTTCTGGTCTTGTTACTACTTCAATTGATGATCTTTCTGATGTTGTGATAACAAGTGCAGCAAACGATAATCTGTTGCGATACAGCGGTGGTCAATGGATAAATTCTACTATAGGTTCATTAGGAATTTCCACACTAACAGGTATTGAAACATTAACAAATAAAACTCTTACTAGTCCCACAATAAGTAATCTTTACCTATCCGATGGTCTTATTATTGTGGAAGGTACAACAAACGATTCAAATGAAATGTCTCTTGTGGTTGGTACTCTTACTGCAGACAGAACTATTACATTTCCTAATGCAACTGGTAGTGTAATAACAACAGGAAATCTTACCTCTATAACGTCTACAGGTACTATTGCATCAGGTGCATGGCAAGGTACTGCTATTGCTGATACTTATATCTCTTCTGCAACAACTTGGAACACTGCATACACTGATCGTAATAAATGGGATGGTGGAGCAACAGGACTTACTGCCGCCACTGGACGCACAAGTCTTGGTCTGGTTATTGACACAGATGTTCAGAGATATAACGCAACACTTGCCACAGTTGCAGGTGGAACTTATACAGGTTCTACGTCTATTACAACTCTTGGCACTATTGCAACTGGTGTTTGGAGTGGAACCGCAATCGGTGCAACCAAAGGTGGTACAGGACAAACCACATATGCTACGGGTGATTTAATCTATTCATCAGCCACTGATACATTATCAAAATTAACAAAACCTGCCGCAACTACTTCATTTTTACAAATGACTTCTGCAGGTGTTCCTTCTTGGCAGACAACAATTCCTGCTACTGCTGGTGGTACAGGTTCTACTGCTGCATTTACGGCTAATGCATTGGTGTACGCCAGTTCGGCATCGGTGTTAACAACAGGAACTGTTTTTGGAATTACTTCTAGTTCAACTGTTAATTCAATAAAAATAACTTCAGCAGCATCACCAAAAGGATCTCAAATCTTTACTGTTACTGAAACTCTTTTAGGTTCTGCCGCTACCCTTGGATTAGAAACAGATGCAACGCCAGGAGTTCCTGCTACAACTTCAAGTGCATATTTAAATTTAGCTTCTGCTGGAACCGTATCAACAATCTTTATGTCTGCATCAACAGGAAATGATGTTACTATTAGTGCTGGTGGTAGTGGTGAAGCGTTTAGTATGGTTGCTTCTGCTAGCGAAAATTATGGAGCACTTGTTGGAGTTGTTAAAGTAATAGATGATGCTACTAGTCCATACGTTCTTTTTGGTGATGATGGTACTATTAGTGGTGGTGATCACTGTTTTATTCAAATGGAAGCAATTCCTGCAATATTAACTATAGACTCAACTATAGTAAAAATATATACAACCATTCCAGTAGCAGGAAAAGTCTTGACATGCACAGATGGTAATGGTACATCTTCATGGGAAGCACCATCAAGTGCAAGAGGGTGGTTTTTGTGAGTAGACGAAAAAACGGTTTTAATAATGGATTTGTCGGAGGTAATGCAAGTAACAGCGGGTCGTTTGGTGTTCTTAGCAATGTAAAAAACACAAATCTAAAAAGCAAATACGGAAACAATCCGTGGGTGAGACCTAGTGATTGGATGGCGATGCCAAGTGTTACTACGGCAGATCAAAAGATTTGCATACTTCATGCGGTATGGGACACAGGATCAAATTTTGTTGCTTTTCGTATTACCGCACCATCAGGATACACCGTGAATTGGGGAGACGGAACAACCACCAACTATGCAACCAATACCACTGCGGAACGAAACTATGATTACGCAACTGTTGGTGGCACAGTAAGTAGCGAAGGTTACCGAATGGTGATGATAACCATTACGCCACAAGCAGGAAATATTACAGGATTTAATTTTAGAGACTACAGACACTCATCAGCAGGTGCAAGCACTCTTCGCTATCGTTCAGGATTTTTAGAAGTCTTGATGTCTGCTCCAAATGTCACAGGAACTCCATACTTTAGTTATGACGGTGATGGTTATGTTTGCCACATGAATCTTCAGAAATTTGATTGGATAGGAACAAACACTGCTAATTTTGGGAGTACATTCTTTATGAACTGCTATGCACTGCGTGAGGTTCCAAATTTGTATACAGGATCTGCAACTGGTCTAGGCGGATTGTTTTATCAGTGCGGTGCCCTTACAAAACTTCCACAAAGTTTAGTCACAAACTCTTGTACAGATTTTGGGTATATGTTTTATAATTGCAACTCATTGCAATACCTGCCGTGGATGGATACTTCAAACGGACTATACTTTAATGTTTTTGCTTATGGTTGCTATAGTT